CTCACTTTTGTTATCACTTTAGGGTGGAAATGGCATCTTGGCTCCACTCCCGCGGAGGCGTGCTTGCATTGCTGCAAGCTGCCTCTGCGCGGAACTGAGCCCCTGGTCCAACTCTAAAGGAGGTTGGATTAGAGGATAAGTGAGGTTCTTAACGAACCGATCTACCTCTTCCTTACGGAAGAGGACACACTTTTTCCTCCAGTCCAATCTCTTTCGGAGTTGGAACCAGGCGATGACCTTTCCATTAGGCTCCGTGCAGCGGAGGGGTTGGTAACCGTGGGCTGATCTTCCCTCTAAGATACGCTCGTAGGAACGTCTAATAAGTCTTGCGACTTTATAGACACTAGGAGCGTCTTGGAGGGTCGGCCCATCGAACCACCCCTTCAACACTGCATACAGGGCTCCAGAAGTCTCAGATATCACCGTAGAGAAATCAACCCATCCAGGGGCTATGTCCTTTCTCAATAGCTCAAGACCCCAAAAATCAAGATATTTGGGGTGTTCCCTATTGAGAGAATCACAGAGCCCATAGATGTTCTGACTCTCTATGGAGCTTAGGAATACCAGGGTCCTGCGGGTTACTTCTCGTCCCAACTTAGAGTGGGAAATCGGATTCCACGCAGAGGCTGCAAGACTCAGCTCCCAAAGGTCCTTCCAGGAGTAATCTCCACGGAAGACAACTTTGAGAGCTCGAATATACAGGCTCTGGGTGTACCGTTGTTCCAACCCTCTAGGGTGGGCGATGCCGTAACCCCCAAGGTCCCTGGGTAGGTAGATGGGTATGGCAGCGGATTTTAGAGTGTCCAAAAAGGGTTGATAAACCCTATGGGCCCACGCTAAAACTCCGTGCTTAACCTCATCTCCCCACCATTCCAAAGCGGTGGTTATTGAAGATCCTATAGAGTAAGTCGGAGGAACCTCCTTAAGGCCTGGGAGTCGGGAGGACCCTGCAGAGATCAAGAGGTTTTTAATCCTCAGGATATCTACATAGTCAATCCCGTTCTCCCGATCGGCCTTATAGAGGTTCTCCGTAAACACTATAGAGTGCTTGGACTGGAAATGAGCACCTTTCGAGATTATGGCACTACCCTCCTCTACCAGGAGTTTTTCAAACTTCCTGAAGCGGTTGGGGTGCCCTAATTCCGACTGGTCGTCACCACAGCGAGAGAGGTTTGGGTTATCATGTGGGAATTTTGAATCCCGGGGCTCCTTAAGCCACTTATTGATCCTATTTGAGAAATGTTCCCAGGAGGAGCAATAGCTCCTCTCGGAGAAAAATCTCAGATAGAGGTTCAATAAGGGCCAGGAGGCCGGGTTACCCATCATGATCACTCTCTTCGCCTTGACTGGTGGTGCCAGTAAAGGACATGTCTTCA